ATGCCTCCCCCTTCTCACCCTGCTTTGGGGGGTGGTTTAACCATTCGCCAACCTAAATTTAACAAGGGTGGAGTTGTAACGCGTAACATTGATAAGTTTGCTAATGGCGGTGTTGTGACTCCCAATATAGACAACTTCATGAGTGGCATGAGATAATAGGATGAATGACCTTAGCGACTTTTCCAAGTTTCTAACTGACGAGGAGTTAGCTAAGGTTGCTCCTATGTTGGAGCGTTTAAAGACGCTTGACGACCGCAATACGAAGCAGGGCGATTTTATGAATTTTGTGAAGCATGTTTGGCCTCAGTTTATTGAGGGCAGGCATCACAAGATTTATGCACAGAAGCTGCAAGATGTGGCTGACGGTAAGTTAAAGCGGCTTATTGTTAACATGCCTCCGAGACATACGAAGTCTGAGTTTGCGAGTTATTTGTTTCCAACTTGGTTGATGGGTCGTCGCCCTGATCTGAAGATTATTCAGGCGACTCACACGGCTGAGTTGGCTGTTGGTTTTGGTCGTAAGATCAAGAACTTAATCGAGAGTGAGGATTTTAAAGATGTTTTTCCGAATGTCAGCTTGGCTAGTGACGCTAAGGCGAGTGGTCGTTGGAGCACTAACGGCGGTGGTGAGTATTATGCTGTCGGCGTGGGCGGTGCTCTTGCTGGCCGTGGTGCGGATTTGGCTATCATTGATGACCCTGTTTCGGAACAAGATGCGTTAAGTGTAACGGCTTTAGACCACATTTACGATTGGTACACGTCTGGCCCACGTCAGCGTTTGCAGCCCGGTGGTGCGATTATCATTGTTATGACGCGTTGGTCGATTCGTGATTTGACTGCGAAGGTTTTAAGTAAGCAGGGTGAAAAGGGTGCTGACAAGTGGGAGGTTGTGGAGTTTCCTGCGATCATGCCTTCTGGCGATCCTTTGTGGCCTGAGTATTGGACGCTTGATGAGTTAGAGGGTGTTAAGGCTTCTATTCCTGTTGGCAAGTGGAATGCTCAGTACATGCAGAACCCTACTGCTGAAGAGGGTGCGATTATCAAGCGTGAGTGGTGGCAGATGTGGGAGAAGGAAGACCCTCCTGCGTGTAGCTATATCATTCAGAGTTATGATACTGCGTTTAGTAAGAGTGACCGTGCTGACTACAGTGCGATTACGACTTGGGGCATTTTCCATAATGAGGAGACGCGTCAGGATGATATTATCCTTTTGGACGCGGAGCGTGGTCGCTGGGAGTTTCCTGAGCTAAAGGAGGCTGCTTTGGAGTCTTATAAGCTCTATGAGCCTGACATGGTTTTGGTTGAGCAGAAGGCGAGTGGTATGCCGTTGACGCAGGAATTGCGCCGTATGGGAATTCCTGTGACGCCGTTTACTCCGAGCCGTGGTGCTGATAAGTTTACGCGTATGCACGCGTGTGCGCCTGTGTTTGAGAGTGGTATGGTTTGGGCACCTGAGACTAATTTTTCTGACGAAGTTATGGAAGAATGTGCTGCTTTTCCCAATGGTGAACATGATGACTTGGCGGATTCGATGACACAGGCTATACTACGTTTTAGACAGGGTGGTTTTATCATGACTCCATCTGACTATGATGACGAAGAAGAGGCTGCGTTTATGCGGCGCAAGCGCGAGTATTATTAGGAGGCTGTTATGGCAGACAAACAAGCAATCATGAGGGCCTTGCAAGAGGCGATGGGCAGTTCTGCCCCTATGAAGTCAAAGCGTCCTATGGCGCGTCCGAATATGATTGGTGCCAGTCCCAGCGGTGGTACACGCGGCATTGACCCTGCTGAGAACTATAGCCCAGAAGGTTTAATGCGTTTGCTCAATCAGGGCATGGGTGAGTCCGGTAAGACTATCTCTGACGCTGATAAGATGCGAATCATGAGTATGCTGCGGAAAAAAGGTGGGGGTATGAAGAAGCCTATGGGCTTTGAGAGCGGCGGTGCTGTTAGGACTAAGCGCACGAAAAAACCAAAGATGGGCTGTGTTATGAGCGGTCGTGGCGGAAAATACAAAGGACAAAGCTAATGATGAATACACCTAAAAAGTACAAAGGTTTCTCCAAACTTCCAGAAGCTGTTCAGGAGAAAATGGACCCAAAAGCCGCCATGAAGTACATGGAGGGCGGGGCTGTCAAGGAGTATATGGGCGGCGGTAAAGTCCGTGGCTACAAAGATGGTGGCGGCGTATGTCGTGGCGGTGGCGCTGCTGTTAGTGGCACTAAGTTTTCTGGAGTAAAGTAATGGCTAAAATCGTTATCAACATCGACATGGACGAGCTTACGTCTGGCATTAACCAAGTTGTTGATGACGAGGTTTTTGAGGGCGATGAAATGGAAGAGGACTTTATGTGTCCTCTTTCCACTCAGGATTCGAAAATCAACGATGAGAATCGTGAAGCTGCTATTCAGGACAATGGGTACGGCCACTCAGTTAAAAACTGGGAAAAGAAGAAGCAGATATGCGGCACTTGCGAATATTACAACATTCGCTCTAAGATGCTGGACTGTGTTCAAAGTGGCATTGGCATGGAAGATGGCGATGAGGTTGGATACTGCGAAAAGTTAGACTTCACCTGCATGGCGGAGAATGTGTGTAACGATTGGGAAAAGGGTGGTCCTATCACCGATTTCGATGACGTTGACATTTATGAGCCGCTTGAGGGGAACGAAAAGGATATTTTCTAATGGCGATTGAGCGTGGACTAGGCGCGGGTGGTGCTCCAGAGGACCTTTTAATAGAGGCGTCTGTTGAGGACACTACGCGTATGCAGGAAATACCTGAGCTTCCAGAAACTCCGGGAATTACTGAGTTTGATGACGGCAGTGCCGTTGTTGGCGAGTATGAAGAAGAGGCAGAGCCTGTAGAAGATATTCCGTTTGACGGCAACTTGGCTGATGTGGTTGATGAAGATGTTTTGATGTCTATTTCATCTGATCTTGTTGGCTCGATTGAAGATGACTTTGCAGCACGGCAGGACTGGGAAGACACTTACAAAAAGGGTCTTGAGTTTTTAGGCATGAAGACTGAGGAGCGTTCTGAGCCTTTTGAGGGTTCATCTGGCGTTATTCATCCGCTTTTGGCTGAGAGTGTTACACAGTTCCAAGCGCAAGCGTATCGTGAATTATTGCCAGCGACTGGGCCTGTTCGCACGGCTGTTGTCGGCGCACAGAATGACATTTTGGCTCGCCAGTCTGAGCGTGTTAAAGACTACATGAATTACATGATCACTTACGAAATGGAAGAGTACGATCCTGAGTTGGATCAGATGCTGTTTTATTTGCCTGTGATTGGTTCTACGTTCAAGAAAGTTTACTTCGATCCTTTGAAGGGTCGTGCGGTTAGCAAGTTTATTCATGCTGAGGATGTTATTGTGCCTTACGGCGCGACTGACTTGATTTCGTCTCCTCGCATTACGCACCGCTTGACTATGGATTCGAACGACATTCGCAAGCTACAGCTTGTTGGGTTTTATAAAGACATCGACTTGCCTGATGCCGCTAGTTACGACGAAGCGAGTATGGGTGAGGTTGAAGAGTCAATTGATGATATTCAGGGCGTTCACCCGTCTGGCCCGTCTGAAGAAATTACGCTTTACGAAGTGCATACGTCTTTGGACATTGAAGGCTTTGAAGATATGGGTGCGGATGGAGAGCCTACAGGCTTGAAGTTGCCTTATATCGTTACGGTTATCGCTGACAGCGGAGATGTTTTATCTGTTCGTAGAAACTATGATCCGATTGACCCAATGAAACGTGCGAAGCAATACTTTGTGCATTACAAGTTTCTTCCGGGTCTTGGGTTCTATGGGCTTGGCTTAACTCACATGATTGGTGGCTTGGCTCAGGCGTCTACGTCTATCTTGCGTCAGTTGATTGATGCAGGCACGCTCTCCAACCTTCCCGCAGGCTTTAAGGCTCGCGGCGCTCGCATTCGTGATGAAGACAGCCCACTTCAACCGGGTGAATTCCGAGACATTGATGTGGTTGGGGGCACCCTGCAAGGCTCTTTGATGCCACTCCCCTTCAAGGAGCCTTCAGGGACGCTTTACAACCTGCTAGGCACGCTTGTTGATGCTGGCCGCAGGTTTGCGTCTATGGCTGACATGAAGGTCGGTGAAATGAGCGGTGAGACGCCCGTAGGCACCACGATGGCAATCATGGAACGTGGCACGAAGGTTATGTCTGCGATTCACAAGCGTTTGCATTATTCTCAAAAGATTGAGTTTAAGCTGCTTTCCAAGATTTTTGCAGAGACAGTTCAGGCTTACCCGTACCCTGCTGACATGCAGATGGGTCCAGAAATATTTGTGCAGGATTTTGATCAGCGCATTGATGTGTTGCCTGTATCTGATCCCAATATCTTTTCTA